ATCAGTAGTAGGGCCAAGAATACGCATACGTTCTTTTAACAATTCATCGTAACTGCGTTCTGGGCCAAGGGATTTACCAACAACATCGCTGTACTTTTTGTAAAGCGTTTCAAAATCACTAGCAGGGGCTTCAGGCATTTGTGCTGCCGGACGCGTAAGATAATCCTGCATCAATTTTTGATAATCAACTTCGTCGCCTTCAGCATATCCAGGACGATCGTTCATGAAATAGGCAGTGATCCCTGTTCCATGGGCAGTGGCCCGTGGAGCATTGTTTCTAAAAAGTGGACGACCTAGTGTTTTGCTCATCACTTATAACCAGTGTAACCTGTGTAACCTGTGGTGGTGGGTTTATTGGCTTCGCTCAACGCGCCATAGATGCTCATCGTGTTACCAAGAATCGAGCTAGCTGTCGTAGGTGATTGAGCAGTTGTACTACCTGTTGTAGTGCTACCGCTAGGAACACCTTTATAAATATCGCTAACTTTATTAAGAATATCCCAAGGTTGATTTTGATTTTCCAACTCAAGGACACGTTCAGCATCCAACCGAGCTTGTTGATCAGCACGCTCTTGCGCACCGATATTAGCAAGGAAGCTAACATCAGCTTGTCCGGCAGCCTGCTTAGCTTTACCAAGGTTTTGTTCTGCTTCGCCAAGGCTTGCAATACCCTGTGCACCCTTACCGCTCAATTCACCCGCAGCGAGTTGTGTGCCACTGATATCTTTGCCCATACCAAATTCTTTTCCTGCAAGGCTTTCAATACCGCTTGCAGCCGTTCCTTCAAGATTAGCAGCGGTGAGCTGTTGCGCACCTACACCCTTGGCAATATCGGCAGTTTCACCTGCAAGGCTTGCAATACCTGCTGCTTTATCTTTTGCAGCTTGGGCTATTGCCGATTGCCTATCGGCTTCTGCTTGAGACATACCGAATTCTTTAGCAGCTAGGCTTTCAATACCGCTTGCGCCTTTGCCGCTAAGTTCGCCTGCGCTAAGGGCCGTACCGGCTTCTACCTGCTTGCGTTTCTGTTCTGCTTCAAAAGCGGTGAGTGCCGTTGCCTGTGCAGTGGTGTAACCTTGCGACATAAGCTCGGCAATTTTTTGATTTTGTGCCTGTGCAAGATTACGTGCCAACTCAGCTTGTTGTACCCCAAAACGGCTACCGCCGAAGGCCCCTGCTTTTACTGCCTGTGCCGCCGCCGCTTGTTGGCTGATGTCACTTTGGCGACGCATTTCATCCAACGAGTTACGAATAACTTGTTGTTGGTACGGATCCATATATTTGCTGACGCTGCTTGGATCAAAACCTTGTGCGCCTGCCGCCGCCAAACGCTGTGCCTCATTGGCATAATCGGTTAGGCCGGAATACCCTTTTGCAGCTTCACCTATTTTACCCATAGCGGCCTCACGGCCTGCTTGAGTAGTTTTTAACGCTTCTTCGGTGTATTTAGGTAAAGAGCTATATGTTTCCGCTGAAGTTTTTAACAACGGTTGTGCTTGTTCGGCACCTTTAGCCGTAGTGGAAACGCCCTTGGCTGCAAGATCGGTAACCGCGCCGTATTTACCAGCAGCGGTTTTCATATAAGGTTCAGCGTAAGACCTTGCGTCAGAAATAGCCTCAATAGCTTTGCTACCAAACTGCGGAAGTTGTTGGAATTGCTGTTTAGCAGTGTCGTATAACTGGCCCGATTTATCAAAAAACTGTTCGTATGACCCAATTCCCTTTGAGGCCATTTCGAACGCTTGTTTTTGCTTTGGCGTAAAATCAGCAAACTTGTATTCTGGTATTACGTTATCTTTGGAAAGGGTGCCTTGTAGCTTGGCACTTTCCATCAAACCAATGAGGTATGGCCCAATTTCTGGGTCCAATAACATCTGTTGTTGGGTTAATGTAGTCTCTGCCATTTATCAGGCCCTTTTTTCAAATTCGTGCATAAGCTCGTACATACGGCGGGCACCATCTTTACGGTCACCATTACCCGCACCACGAACTGCTTTTGCTGTCATTACAAATTCGCCATCGCTCAAACGGGCGGGTATGCTATCGCTTGTACCCGTTCCTGGACCCTGCAAGTGCCCACCTACGCGTGCATCAACCTCGCTTACAGGCATACCGCCTTTAGCAAGAATATTGTATTTGCTCGGGTCTTCACGATACTTTTGGCCTGCTGTAACCACAGGTTTAGAATCATCATCGGGCTTATCCAAAGAAGCCAATGAAGAAAGTAGAAAGGCCGTGGGCAGTGGGTTTTGCGAAACGAACCCACTAATACCAGACATCCAGTCATTAGGTCCAGCAGAAAGCCCTAAAGCCTTGTAATTGGCTTTAAGGTCTACGATTTGTTTCAATTGATCACTATTAAGGTTTGCAGCCTGAATTTGATTAGGCGTAGCATTGACAAAAACACGCGGGTCAAAAGCGCCTGTCGTTGTTGCCGTAGTTGCCGCTGTAGAACCTGCGGAAGTTGCCGCTGTAGAACCTGCGGAAGTTGCGGCATCTGCTGCGGGGGCAGGTGAAAACACTTTAGAAGCATCTGTTGGCATAGCACCCGTAGTCGCTGCTTGGGGCGGCGGAACAGTAGGTGCAGACATACTAAACAATGATCCGATACCACCGCCTTGTTCTGCAGGGGCTTGTACACCCTTAAAAATAGCCGAGCCAAGCGAAGTGCCCTCTGAGCCATAGCCGCCTAGCTGTGCCGCTGTTGTTTGCCCCGCAAAGTAACCTAGCCCACCCGCAGCGGCAGCGCCCCACAGAGCGTCTTCGGTTGAATTACCCGCTAGTTTACTTGCAGCAAAACTACCGATAGCAGGGCCGATAACACTACCGAAGGGTAAAAATGAGCCGACTACTGCACCAAGAACAGGCGCAATACTTTTGAACAAACTACCGAAATCAAAACCGTATTCAACCAACCCCGTACGCGGATTGATTGTTCCGGAGCCACCATAGCTGCGCAAAATTTGCGCTTCATACGGGCTGATATGGGCGAGCATTGTGTCGCCTTTACGACCATAGGCCGCAAGACCGCCCATAGCCATTTCCATAGGGGGCTGTTCAGGTGCACCTTGTTTTACTTTCAAGGCAAGGGTGGCAACTTCTTTAATAGATGAAAATAAAGAAGCATCATACTGTGGCGGCAAATCGCCCTGTTGAATATCACCGTTTTGCAGCAGTTGTTGGACAACTTGCTCATAGTTGTCGCTATTTTGTTCAATATAGTCCAAAATAGACAAAAACTTTTGAATATTTTCAACTGGCAAACTTGCAATCCGTGTGATTACGGACTGTAGCTCATTGACCAGTTCAGGCGGAAGTTGCGCTTTTATCTGCTCTACAATGGCTGAATTATCACCCATTGGAGCGGTATTGTCAGGGATAAGAGACTCAATTCCTTGCATAAAAGCATACCCTTAAGTTGTATGGAACTTTATGCAGGGGCCTACCTGATATCTGGCAAACCACCATACTGTTCCAAAGCAGAAAACACAAGCTAAACAATAGTTACTGTGACTGTTCCTACTCTGCCCGTAGCAGAAACACCCTGCACATAAGCCCTGTTTAATTGTGCGATATAAACAACCCCGTTCATTTCAAACAGTGTTCCGGGTTCTAAATTATATCCGTTTGAAGGCATGTTTGTAATAACTATAGTAGACTGCCTGCCCTCTCCAGGAGAACGAATAGCCGTAAAGGCCACGTTTAACATGTTTACTAAATTGTTCAGATAGCCTTGGCTGTATTCTTTAGGCGCTATCTGAAATGAAGGGAAAACAAGCCGTACGTCCATTAGCGGAGTCCGTCAGGTTTTATGTCTAAACGGGGGCTGCCCAATATCCAACTTGTGTCCGTTTTGTTACTTTCAACACGGAAAGTAACCTGCCTGCCCCGTAACCGCAAAGACACTTGGTTAGTATACTGCTCAATAGGAATAACTGCCGTTTGCGTTATGGGTGAAGCCGTTGTTTGCGACGTGCTATAGTTTCCTCCCGGATAGTTTTGGACTTTTAACGTCATGTCCAAACTAGGAGAATTAGTAGAATCTACAAAGGTAACGTCTGGTATTAACTGCCTTACAAAAGACATTTGGTTGCCTTCGCCTATTTCAAAGGGCGAACTTTCAATATAGGCGTTTAGCGCCGAAGCAGGTGTTGTACTGCCGTCATTTGAACCGTATTCTTGGTAATACAAATACCCATCCGTTCCGGAAGCTAACGGGTAACTTTCTTGACCACGATCTACCCACGCCGTACGCGCTAAACTACCATACGTCCATGCTTGGTCTGCATAGTTATAAGTAGCATACAAGTTGCACTCAGAAGAACTTGACGAGGGATAAAACCAAATTATTTCATTAAATTCGGAGTTAACACCAACCGTTATTTTTTCAACTTGAGAAGTGTTCATGTTGTTGAAAATGAAGTTTTTGATGGGGCAGATAAGTTCTTTTGCTGCACCATCATAGACGTAAAACTTCTGGTTGCCCATCCAAAACACCATGTCATCCACAGCAGCAAAAGCGTTTGCGCTAATAATGGTGGTAGAAGCAGAAATTTGTGTAATACCAAAAGTATAGGGAGGACCAACAAACTGCATTGAGTACAAAGCAGAATCGGTCCATACAAGAATTTCACGTTTTGTTTCTAACGCACGTATAATTCGGCTACCTGTACCAAGCCGTAGATCCCCTGCTGTATTTGTAGCAGTTGGAGTCCATACAGTATAGTCTTCTTGATTGCTAAACCGAATTAACAACGCATCTTGGCTAGTGCCAATACCGTTATTTGCACCGAAAGCAATTACGTGCCTATCGCGGTCAGATACCATAACCTGCGTTGCGAGCGTAGGCGTAGTAGCGTCAGTTGAAAGGCTTGCAAGTGTAACCGCACGATTAAATGTGTAAGGCGGCGTAGTTAAAGAAGAACTTGCAGGGTTCCATACATAGATACCACCGTTGTGCACGTTGAATATAAGTATTTCACCAAAGTTGTCTTGAAACCAAAGTCTTAATGCAAGGTTAGCTGTAACAGGAACAGCACTACCCCATGTAAGACGCCCCCACGTACCTGCACCCCAACCACCGCCGATAACCCCAGTATTAGTACCAACATTGATTTGATACTTGGCAGTTACAGTTGCGCCGCCATGCCCTGTATCAGAAGCATTAGCCGTAGCCGATACGGTAATCGTATAGTTATCTGTATCTACATACGTGATTTGAAATTCTTGGTTCAAAACCGCTGCGGTGATGTTACCACCTAAACTTACCGCGCCACTAAATGTAACGAAATCGTTATCCAATGCACCGTGTGCAAGATCGTTAACGTTGATAACATTAGAACCGTTCGTAGCCGTAAACGGGTTATTTAATACTACTGTATCACGCAACGGAGTAACGTCATAAAACGCACCACCGTAATCTATGTAGTATTTTAAACTTGTGCCAAGCGCGTTAAAAAACTTACCGCTAAGGGTGTTCCAAGGAAAAATTGCTCTACAAATACCAAGAAAGGTACTGGTCGTATATTTTACCCAACCGCCAATAGATTGCGGAAAACCTAATCTAAACCGTACAAGATTGCCGTCGTACCAACCGCCTTTATTGGTATAGGCGGTTAAGTCGCGAATAAATCCGGGCTTAAATTGAAGTTTTTGTAAAGGCATAAAACCAACTCATCACATATTGTTTGCTGCCAACCTAGCTTCTAACTCTGTAACCTTAGTTTGTAAGGTCTGAATTGTAGACACTAAATCAGCCCAAAATTTCATCTCAAGACCGATAGATTTCAAACTATTCTCATCAGTCGCAACTGATCTTGGGTAAACAGTTTCAAATTCTTGGGCAATAAATCCCCAATCAGCCCTGTCGTCTTTTTTCCAAGTAAAATTAACAGGGTTTAAACTGGCAATACGTTGAGAAGCGCCTGTAATAGCTGCTACATCTTTTTTTAATGTAATATCTGAACTTGTGTTCCAGGTTGAGACACCATTATCTGCATAATTAGTGATCCCACTATTAGTGCGGAACGCTGAGTTCGACATTTTCACAGCACCGTTGGTGCCGCCCGGATTGAAAAAATAAGTATTTGATGAAGTATCCCAGTAAATTGATGTTGCTGAAGTAACCTGCCAAATTCGACTTGTTCCACTTGTACTTAAATAATGATTGGTGTTCCCGGCAACAACATTGCCTGCCGTAGCAGTAATATCGCCCGTTGTAGCGGTTAATCCCGTTGATGCCGTAAACGTTCCCGTATAGCTTCCAGACATACCAATACTAATTGAACCTGTGCCATTGGTGATGCTGACACCACTTGCGGCGGTCAATGTTGCTTTGGTCAGCGTATTGCCTGTCGTATTACCAATTAAAAGCTGCCCGTTAGTATAGGTCGTCTGGCCCGTACCACCATTTGCTACCGCCAATGTGCCTGCCAACGTCAGGGCACCTGTAGTTGAGCCTCCAGTAGATAATCCCGTTGTTCCTACGCTAAATGAAGAAACACCTGCTGTTGCAGGAGCCGATGAAACCCAAGCGGTTCCATTTGAAGTTAATACGTTTCCGGCTGTTCCAGGAGTTGTTAATCCTGTACCACCGTTCGCAGCTACAAGTGTACCAGATAATGTTAGTGCGCCAGTAGTTGCACCTCCAGTAGAAAGGCCTGTTGTTCCTACACTAAACGAAGTAACGCCCGAAGCTACCGAGGCACTCGTGTACAAATTATAAGATGAATACCAAGCTGTTGTGCTAGCAGCGTTAAAAATCATAACATTGTTAGCAGGTAAATTTATTGAAAGGTTTGCAGTAAGCGCATCAATCGCTGCACCCGATGCAGGATATATATTGATTGCATTAGCACCTTTATTGACAACTACAATTCTGCGGCCTACAGTAGCCGTAGGAAGCGTAACGCCAGAAGGGTTACTCGCTGCCGTCGTAATAACATTATAATCACTTGTTAAAGCACCTTGCCCCTGTGCATTTGAACCTGCCGTAACGGTAGCAGAAGTACTAAACGTTTCACCAGAAAGGGTAGGCGTAGTGAGCGAGGGTGAAGTAGCAAAAACAAGCGAGCCTGTTCCCGTTTCATCAGTTACGGCGGCGGCAAGATTGGCGCTAGAAGGCGTACCTAACCACGTTGCAACGCCTGTTCCAAAAGAAGTTATTCCAGTACCACCATTTGCAACAGGGAGCGTACCTGTAACCCCTGTCGTAAGAGGTAAGCCCGTAACATTAGTAAGCGTACCCGAAGCCGGAGTACCGAGCACAGGCGCAGTAAGCGTAGGGCTTGTGAGGGTTTTATTGGTAAGCGTTTGCGTTCCTGCTTCGGTAACAGGCGCATTGGCAACTTCGATAACATCAGTGCCGTTATTGTAAACGATAGCTTTTTTACCTACCGCGATAGTAACGCCCGTTTGACCACTGACTTTAACCGTCACTGCAATATTAGTGTTGTTATAGAAAATGTACGGTTTTTGAACTGCAGGAACCGTCACTTGGTGCCCTGCTGTGGGTGTTCCAGTAAATTCAATTACGTAGTACCGACCAATACCTGTTGCACCATCTGGTATAGTAAGCGCAGTAGGGCCTGCTCCACTAAGAGCTTGGGTTGTGTAGCCTGCAACAGCCTGCTCAAGCAATGTGCCAAGATTAGTGTTTGTTGTATCACCCCATGTACCGGATTGGTCACCCGTTGCCATAAGATTGAGTTTTAAATTGGAAGAGTATGTACTCGCCATTCCACACCTTTATGCGGCTATCTGAACCCAATTAGGGTCTTGAGAAGGGTTAATCACACTATAACTTGGATCGCTAGAAGGCGCAATGGAAACCCAGTTGGGGTCTTGATTTGGAACAATATCCCCCCAAACAGTGACTTGTCCTACGTAACCTATGGCCTGTACACCTGTGACATAGGCGTTTGGTGAAAGAATAAAGCTGACAGTGCCAACTTGTCCTGTAGCACTAACACCCGTAACAGAAGCATTTGCCGCTGCTTCAACACTTACAGTGCCGACTTGGCCCGTGGCACTTACACCTGTTACGGACACATTTGGTGAAAGGTAGATATCTACAGTGCCGACTTGGCCCGTAGCACTAATGCCCGTTACAAAAGCATTTGGCGATAGTGAAATAGCAACGGTGCCGACTTGGCCTGTAGCACTAACGCCGTCAACATAAACATTTGTTCTTGTTATTAGGTCAATCGTTACTTGGCCTACTTGGCCTATAGCGGAAACGCCTGTAACACTGACAGGTGCCGATACTATGGCAGTGGCATCGCCAACATATCCAGTAGCAGATACCCCTGTAGTATCAACGTCAATACCTATTCCGACTGTAACAGTGCCAACTTCACCTGTAGCTGAAACACCCGTTACGCTGACGTTAGCGGTCTGGTTGATCGTTACAGAGCCGACCGCACCTGTAGCTGAAACGCCTGTTACGCTAACATTAGCCGAACCTGTAACTGTAACAGAACCAACTTCACCTGTGGCTGAAACACCCGTCGTAGTGACATTGGCAGATCCGGAAACGGCTACAGTACCAACTGCCCCTGTGGCTGAAACACCTGTAACACTAACATTCGCGGTTAAATTAACCGTAACAGTGCCAACAGAACCTGTAGCTGAAACGCCCGTTACGCTAACATTAGCAGTTTGGTTAATCGTTACAGTACCAACTGCTCCAGTAGCTGAAACACCAGTTACATTGACAGTGGCATTTTCAGCAACCGTATAGGTGATGATAATAGCGCCTTGTGCGCCACTACCACCATTAGCACCTGTCGCAGGGTCAGCACCTGTACCGCCACCGCCGCCACCATAATTACCCGCTGCGCCACCAGCGCCAGAGGCCGTATTGTTTGATGAACCCGCGCCGCCACCGCCGCCGCCGGAACCTGCTGTGCCGCCCGCAGTTATTGTAAATTCCGTGCCTGCACCACCAGCGCCACCGGCACCAGATGCTACAGATACATATTGACCGCCACCGCCGCCACCGCCGCCGTTAGTTCCAGCTGTACCTGCGTTACCGGAAGTACCGCCTGCCCCTCCAGCCGCTCCTGAATAAGTCAGACCGCCTGCGCCACCAGTCGTTGTTACGTTTGCGTTACCGGCACCGCCTACGCCGCCGCCACCGCCACCGCCAGTTGTAGTGGCGTTTGCAGAAGCCGCACCGGCTCCACCAGTTCCTAAAGAACTACCTGCCGCACCACCGCCACCGCCCGGACCAGCGCCGTTACTCGCACCAGTACCGCCTGCCCCGCCAGAATTTTTAGTTGTGCCAAAACCAGAGGCCGCAGCACCGCCACTACCGCCACTACCGCCACCCGCAGATCCGCCACTACCACCTTTTGCCAACAATCCGGCTGTATTTGAAGCTGGTGCGGCATTTGTTGATGTTTGGGTCGAAGTGTTCCAGTTAAGCCACGTATCGCCACCTGTCCCACCATTAGTGGCAGTTGCGCCAGCTCCAGCAGAACCAATGCTAATGTAGACAGTAGCCCCAGCGGTAAAATTTCTATCGGTACTTTGTGACCAAGCACTGCCACCACCGCCGCCTGCGTTGTTACCCGTACCTGCCCGACCACCGCCGCCGCCACCGCCAATCACAATGACAGTCGCGGTTGTACCGCTACCGTAGTCAGAGGGTACGGTCCAAGTGGTGCCAGAAGTTAGCAGTACGGTTTTAGTTGCCACTTATATTCCCTCCACCACAGGAGGAACAAAGGCGGTACCATTCCATAGCCATCCGGGATCGCACATCGTGCCATCCGGAATATCTATAAGACGCATTCCATCAGGCGCGATGTCCGTTGTGGCATCGGCAACAATTTTATTGATAACGATATTAGAGGCTAGATCAACGACCGCAGCATTCGTTACGTGTTCCATCTGACCATTTCACACCACACGGGTTGATACTAGGCAATGCGAATAATGGCGTTGGAAGCATCAGCTGTTGGGAAAACAACCGTGAATGTACCTGCTGAAGCGGTTTTATCAGAACCAAAATCTAGAACAACAACGGAGCTGTTTGATTGGCTCGAGTTGTAAATCAACGCGCCACGCGCCGTAAACGACGCTGAAGACCACGAGGCATCAGCAAAGTCAGCATACGCAGTTGTACCAGATGAGGTGGTTGTTGCACCCGTAAGAGTTTGCCCACCTGCCGTATAAGCTGAACCCGACGTGTTCGTAATTTCGTTGGTTGAGCTATATACCGTTGTTGACGCATCAAGAGTTGCTGATGACGTATACAACGCAATTTTATACGTGTCTGCTGCGGTTGAAGCACGGACAACTGTTGTACCGATGGCTTGCTTGCCGTTCAAGAGGTCGAGCTTGAACGACGTTGTCATGTAATTACCCGTAAACGCCATTATGGCCTCCTTATAAGTTCAGCCAGTTTAGGATGGCCCGCCTCTTCTACGTAAGAACCTACTGTCGTTCTATCGCACGAAATAGCCTGTTTCATGTGGTGCAGTATAACGTGTTCTACCTGATCGCGAAAGGCCAAAGCCTGATCTCGTATGGCAGGATGAGCGGTTTCTGCTACCTTCACAATATGATCAGCAGCCCGTTTTGCCCAAAACTCAGGCGGGTGACCTCCGTTACTAGAAGTAACCACGTCAACTTTAAAGGCACCAGTAGTGATTGCTTGTGTGAACATTAGTTAGCCTTAACTCTAACAAGACCGTCACGGTAGGCGTCGATATTTTCGAGACCTTCACCGAAGTTCTTCAAGCGAGTGAGCGATTCAACAAACCGTTGGTTGTACAGGTTCAGCAAATCGGTTTCGCCCTTAAGGAAAGTATATGCTTCTACCAAGCTACCGTAAAGGAGGGCTTGTTGTGCATTATTGCCTATCCATGTGCCACTTGTTTGTGTGACAATACTAGCGGGACGATAGTAATAATGAATTTCTACCGTGTAATTACTATCCGGTACAGGTGCGATAATGAAGTTATTTATATCAAAATACCCGTAGTATTTTGGCGAACCCGATGCACCGTTAGGGTCATACGTTTGTAGGTATTCTACGTCCTTATTTAAAAGGAATATTTTTTCGCCGTTAACAGTAGCAGAAAGTGCATACGCAGACATAAAGTCAGAAGGCTTGGCAAGATATTGGTTGCCAGAACTAAGTGTACCTGTTTGGTTTTTGCGAAAATATTCTAAACTAACGGAGAAAAATATGCGTTCTTCCGCATTTTGAATGAAAACATTCAAATTATTGACAAACGTGGTTTCGTTTGACTGAACAAAGTCTTTTATTGCTGTAGTGAGAGTGGTGTAGGTCCAGCCCATTATGTTATCTCCACAGTCACTATACCAACTTGAGTAATACCTTGCAAAAGACTAATTGGCAAAAATGGAAACACTTGGTCCGCCACAGGAGCAGCGTAATCAATAATAACATCAGGCCGTGGTTGATACAAAGCCTGCGGTTCAGTCGGCGGGTAGATCGGGTCAAGTTGGGGGTGTTTAGGCTCCCAACATTCAGGACATGTTCTAAACCCCGTCCACTCTTTTTTCAACTGTAGATAATAGTATTTGAACCCACAGCGGTCGCATATAGCTTTAGATTGGGTTCCGTTTGCAAATTTAGTCATGCTTAAACTACGCCATAAAAGTTTCTCATGGGAGTAAGCATCAATGAAGCTCTGTCTCTGTCTTCAGCTGCGGCCTTATCAAATTCTTCTTCGTATATACCCTTAAGCATCTGTGTACGCTCAGGAGCTTTTTTCAAAGAAAGGTAATAGGCCAAGCCTGCTGCCAAGCAAGGATAAAACCTGAATGGAAGTTGCAGTGTGTTTGTTGAAGAATTAACATCGTCCAAACGAACCAACTTATTTATGATCAAATAATAAGTTTGGTCTGGGGTAGGCCACACCTTAATCACAGGCGTGATTTGCCTGTCAACAAAATACTGCACAGGACGTGCTTGGCGCAGTTTAGCAGGAATATCTAAATAAACCTCACGGCTAATACGATCAACCGTTAGATCCTGTTGGTTTTGCGTACCGACGCCTTGTGCAAAACGGCATACAGCGTCTAACACGTCAATATCGTATGCCTCTAGGGGGTATTCATTTACCCCTACAGTCATTGTGACGCTTTGCTGCTTAATTGTCCATTGGTTAAGACCACGGTTAGCCCATTCAGCTAACAAAAGATTTAAACTGCGACGCGCCGTACGCTGATCATAGCCTGTACGAACTTCAATGCCGCAGCGCTCGAAGGCTTCTTCGATATATTCTGCAACGTCGAGTTCAAATGTTTTGGTGCCTGAATAAGCCATTAGCAGATCTTGCAACCCCGCGTATGTTTACGGCTTTTGCCCTTACTTTCAGACGGCATGTAAACAGCGCCGCCTCTTTTCATGGCAATACCTTTTGAGGATTTTTGGGTATCGTGCTTTATATCTTCGGCAGAACTTTCATACGCTTCTTTTGAAATGCCCTGCTTACCCATACGCTTTTTGATTGCGGTATCGCCACGAATATCAGCAGGAGAATCTTCCCACATACCAATATTCATTAACCCTGTAGGTGAAGCAGAACCCTTTGACATGTTAGTATATCCTGCCTTTTGTAAAGCCCCGCACAGCAACACCACATCCACGTTTGTTGCTCTTTACCATACCGCCGCGCCTATACTTGCTTTCTTCTACCTGCTTGCGCATCGTTTCTTTTAAAGTTTCTTCCTCTTCTGGAGAAACTTCCGATTCGCTTTTGGTTTTGCTTAAAGCCTTGCGGTTTTCTTCCAAGGTTTTTGTGTACTGTTCTTCACCAGAAGGAACAGTATAATCTGGTTCAGGCAACAAGTTTTTCTTTTTACGTTTCAACATAATCAGTACATCCTGCCTTTTGTAAGCCCACGAACAGCAACACCACAACCACGAACTTTGCCACGTTTACCGACCAGACCACCTTTAGCGTATCCAGTTGCAACACTGCCCTGACCTGTCGTGCGATTTTTGACATAAGGGTTATTGTTTTGCATTTTCATCGCGCCAACAGGCGTTTGATCACCGGAAACGTAATCAGATGGTGAAGAATATGGAGAAGTTTGATCTTGACTCGTAGTATCTGACGGCTGAGTTTGGCTTTGACTAGCCGCACCAGAAAGATCAGTTGTACCGATAGGCGGGGTCGCCGGATCTTGGACGTTACCCCCGTCCGCATACTTACGGCGTTTTGCGGGCTTTTTCATCTAAGAACTCCCTGCGCAAGATTAGCGATTGCTCCATAATTTTGTTGCGCGTTAGGATCCATTTGCAACGAGCTGATTCCACCTTGAGGCATTTGCTGCATAAACGCGGCGCGTTGTGCCTCCATCATTGCTTGCAACTTTTGTTGATCCATGGATTGCTGCGGAA